AATGTTTTTATATGGTCACCACGATGGGATTTAGAACAAACCAGAACTATTGAGATTAGACAATATTTACATGACCATCCTGAGGTTACACATTGGGTTTCAGTTGATGATTTGAATATGGGTAAAATTGGTGAACCGTGGAAAGATGTTTGGGCAATTGATAATTTTGTATTAACACCAAGATCAAGTGAAGGGATTAAACAAAGTGGTATTAAAGAAAAAATATTAAAATTTTTGACTTAAGGTGAATAAAAGAATAATCCAAAAGATTGTGCTGTGGATATCACTCAAGTTCCCAAAGAAGAAACGAAAATCAATTTGGGACCTGTAAATTAAAGTTGTATGAAAGATAAAGAAATGAATGAATACCTTGAGTCCATAGGTGGACTTGAGAATGGTTTTTATCCCGATAAAGACCTAATTAAGGACTCTAAGTTCTTTGAGTGTGGTGATGGTTGGTATCCATTAATTAAAGACCTAATAACCGATTTAATAGTGTTAGGTTGGGACAAACAAACCTGCCAGGTTAAGGAAAAGTTTGGTGGCTTAAGATTTTATATTAATGGGGCATCAGAAGAGATTTATAAAAGAATACAAACTGCTGAGGACTTAAGTTATGAAACTTGTGAGACCTGTGGGGAAAAAGGAGAGTTAAGGTCTGTAGGTTGGTATAAAACATTATGTAATAAACACCATGAAGAACGTAAATCAAATATTCAAAAATAATAAACATTTAATCGAACATCCTGAGGTGCAAGAGTTAATAGATTATTGTAGAGAATTGGAGGGAAAATTAATGGAAGTGGAGATTAATAAACAATACGATAAAGAGGACATCTTAATTAATGTGATTAGAGACATTAAAGAAAGTTGTGAACAGACAATTAATGATAATGAGGAATCTATTAGGTTTAATGAGACACCAAGAGTTGATTTTGAAAAAAGTGTGGTTAACCTTAAAAAGTATATTGAAACCATAAATACCTTATATAAAATTGGATTATGAAAAAAATAGAAATTAGTGAGGCATGTTTAGGTCATGATGTTTTAGTAGATGGTGAATCATTATTTACTCATGAATACGACAATAGGAGTCCTGAGTATATTAACAATCTTAAATCGACGTTTATTTTAAAATTAGATGAAATAAAAGATAAGTTGGATATAATGGATTGGGTGGCGATTGCTGAAATCATTACCAGTCGATCTGATGAATTTGAAATGAATGATGATGAATCGAAAGATTATGATAAATGTGATGCGTGTGGTAATTACGGATATAGTTTAGTATATAACAAAAAAGATGAAACAAACCTTTAAACTTTTTATGGTGAAAGAAAAACCATACTTAACCACAGATGAACCTATATCTGTTGGGGATATTGCGATTGTTACCGTTGGTGATTTTTATCCATCTGTTGTTGAATGTAAAAATGATGAACAAATTAAATTAATACAAGAATCAAAGTTATCGATGACCAAAAGACATAAAGTGATAATGAAACCTGAAAAGATTGATTTGGATGATGAAACAATAAGGGCGTTTGGAAATGGTGATGGTTTTATTATTGTTGAAGTTGAAGATGGTAAAATAAAAGTTGTTAATAACAACGAAGAGATATAAAAAAAGGGAAGTTTTACTTCCCTTTTTCATTACTTAATGTCTGAACTTTCAATTAGTGTATAAGTGAAAGAATTGCCGTGAATATCTTTCGATTTTCTACAGATTTTCATAAATTCTTCAAAGTTTGCTGATTTTTTAAATACTTGACATCCTTCAGACCAATTTTCCACATATGTAGAATCGGCACCTGCTTTATGAATGTTTATACCAAAAACACCTTCTTGAATTAATTTTTCGTCATATGCCATATCACGGTTTGCGTCTCGGTATACCTTTACTGGTTTGTTTTGTCCTAACGCTTCGTATTTTCCTCCATGTAATCTAATAATGTGTGAACCTCTATATTGTCCTTCAACAAGTCTAGCAACTCCAGCTTTATTACCAAATTGTTTAACACCCTTTGTTCCTGGGTCTGTAGTTGCAGCCCATTCGTGGTAATGCCAAGCACCGGTTTCGTCTTTATAAGAAACGGTTAATAAATCATCAAACACATTCGTAACTTTTTGTCCTGTTGTTGAGTTTCTAATTCCAATGATGTTAACATCATAACTTTTATTATTTGCGTCTTCAAAGTAGACGTAACCTTTGGCTTTAACGGCAGCCACAACCTGTTCTCTTGTGTAACCCATTCTTAATAGTTTTTTAGTTTATTTATTAATAAATATTATCTATTATTAAAATGATATGAGTATCAAAAATGCGGTTAAAGATTTTGTCAGGGAATACTACCACATTACTTATCTACCCAAAAGAAATGTTATATTTTTTGAAGATAGTAATGAGGGTATGATTTGCGAGTCATCACCAAATTTTATACCTATTGGTAATTTTAAAGGTAAAAAGGTTATTTTATCTTGGGGTAACATAAAAGAAATCACAGGAATTGAATATTTTCATAAAGATTACGTAACAGATTTAACTGAATTATTTTCAGATATTTATATAAATAAACTATCAAGGGATTTGTTTGAAACATTAATAGAAGGGGACTTACCAGTAAGTTTAACAATACAAGAAATGATAAACTATTTTCCAACATTAGAAGATTAATTATGGCACATCCGATTTTACATGCAAAAAGTTCAGTTAAAAAGTTTGGCGGAAAATGGGAAGATTATATCCATTTACATAATTGGTTAGATGAGACCAAGAGTTGGCATGGCCATTCCTTTCATAGGATGTGGAGACACCATTCAGAAGGGATATTTGAGATGGAACAAAGGTTTGGGCCTGAATTTAAAAATAGTGACGGGAAAACGGTTTATACTCGATACGTTGGTGAGCAACATGTAAAAGAAGATTGTGATGGATACATACCAACCGCAAGAGAGTGGTTCCAAATTGTAGAAAATAAACAAAGACCTTTATGGGCAACAAGGACTCAAAAGTTAGAGTTTGAGGACTAGTATATTTATTATTATGGAAAATATTAAAATAACTGACGAACAAAAAAAAATAATAAATAAATACAACTATTACCTAATGGCGGTTGTTGGTGATTCTGGAATATTTTGGGATGGTTATGTCTCTGAAGATGATGGTCTTTATGATTTTGAAGGTCCTTATACCAGAAGATATGATACCTCAGACGATATTGATAGAGGAAGTAGTGGGGCAATCTTACTTAATGATATTATAGATGAATTCATCAAAAACAATGAAGATGAATTTATGAGTTTTTTGTTTTGTGATAATTGCACAGGTTATGGTAATATTAATGTAAAATACTCACCAATGGATTCAAAAATTAATATTTTTTTAAATATAACAACAAGAGATTCCCAAGAGAGTGAAAATTTTATGGCTTTTGATGATTTAAAAAATAAAACACAAAGTCAATGGGGCGCTAAATATGAATACCTAAAAAAATTAGGTGATTCTAATTTTATTGAAAAAATGAAAAAAGATTATGGAAATACTTTAGAAATAACTTATGAAGGTGGAGGGGATAGTGGTCAAATTAATGATTACGGAGATAGTGAAACAAGTAGTGTGCGACTAAACCAAGATATTGAGTATACGGGATATGAAATAATTGATTTGTACCATTCAGGATGGGAAAACAATGAAGGTGGTGACGGTAGAATTAAATTTAATTTTGAAGAAGGTACTGTCATGTTATCACATAATATGAACTATGAGGATGAATTTGTCCAAGATATTGGAGAATTTAAACTAGTTTAATTATTAATTAAAAAACTTTTTGTATATTTGTAATTATGAAAAAAGAAGAAATAAAAATTAATGGTTTATCTCTACGACACGTAGCTCAAATTGTCAGAAGAAAGATGATTCAAAAATCTGTACCTTCAAAAAAAGTTTATAATAGAAAAGATAAGTTTAAACTTACAGAGTGTTGATATTTATAATTAATGAAGGGATTAAATGAAGATATAATAAGAATCAAACAGTTAATGTTAGTTGAAAGCGATGAACAACTAACGTTTGATTTTAATTCGGATGAAACCATTGAACCCGAAACACCTATAGAAAAAAACACTTCTAAACCAATATCCATCAATTCAGATGAATTTACAAAAAAGTTCAAAGAAAAAGTATATTTCATATTGAAAGACTTATATAAGTCAAATTGGGATAGTGATAGAAGTAGAGGTCCTGGTGGTGGAGGTGGTGTTGTTAATGTTCATACGGTACATGATTTATTAATTAAAAAAGGATTAGATGATTATGATCCAGAAGGTGGTGATTGGTCAATATTAAATTACTTCGACACCAATCCACAAGTTAGAAAAACAATTATTAGTTTATATGAAAATGAAACAAAAAATGTGATAAACAATGAGGACACTATGAACGACTTCATTAAATGGATGTCAATGAATAGAAACAAATTATTTAAGAACGGGCCAATCCTTGATAAGTTAATTAAACAAAATACGGAGTCACTTTATCGGGGAGAATTAAATGAAAGACACGCTTACGAATACCTTATCAAAATACTTAAAAACTTAAAAGGTTGGAAGTTAAGGGGTAGATCAGTTCCTGGTTCAAAATTGGATAGAAAAGGTATTGACTTTGTAATGGAAAAAGAAGGTACCAATGACCTTGCTAAGTTCCAAGTAAAACCTTTTAGTTCGCTTGAAAAAGATGGAAACCAATATAAGATAACAAGTTATAATATTAAAAACTTAGATAAAAAACCTGTTGACTATTTTGTTTTTGCATCTAGTGGTAATAATGATATTTATATATTTAGAAATAAGATTAATAAATACAAAATCTTAGATAATGACACAATTCAATTTGAAGAGGCACCAATTCAGTTTTAATTATGGATGTAGAAGAACTTATACAAAACTTTAATGACGGTTTTTTTGATACCGAAATCAAACCATATTTTAATGATATAATAACTTTTTTTAAATTCATTAACAAATATAATCGTTTAGATGACCTTGATTTAAGATCGATACCTTCTAATGATTTTAGTAATGAATTGTTTGATTATTTGGTTGATAATGGTATTATGGCTAATTTAGACTACAATTCTGTTCCAGAAGAGTTTCAAAACAATTATTTACTACATGGTTTAGAATATAACTATGAAAATACCGTTAAATATATTACAAGCAACGTTTTAGGTGATGTTGAAATTAGACCTGATGGGTTCTATCTATATTTAGGTAATGATAGAGATGAATTAGCTGATTTCTTTTGCGGTTCCTCTCGTCGTGATAGTTCTCCTCAAGATGTTGCAAAACTAGTATTTAGTGAAGATGGTTTAGGTAACGATTGGTATTTTGATAATGATACAAAACCATCTGATGTTATTGACGATTTAAATGAAAAAAATACTATTCATTTAAAAGATGCTATTTTTAAAGAAATTGGTAATGTTGAGTTATCTTTAGAAGATTATAGTTCCGATTTTTTTGAAAGTTTATCAGAAGAACAGGGAACTGAAGGTTATTTTAAAATTCAAGCTGAAGACTTAAATGAATTAATTAAAGATTCCGACGCAATAAACGAACTATGTGAAAAAGATTTAAGTGAGTTAGGTCAAGAATTAAAAAATATTTATTGGAACGCTTATAATTCTGCATATGAAAATGAAATATATGAATTAGTATATGATGGTTTAAATGAATACTTTGAAGGAAAAATTGATGAAGTACGAAAAGAAACTACCAAATCGGATGGTAAAAAAGTGACCACATACTTAAATTATATTAAAATTAGAGATTTTGTTGGAAACATCACTTTATTTTTAGAAAACAATAGAGGTCAATCATATTCCGATTCATATTTAGACTATTTTGGTAGTTATACTACTTTAATGAAACAACTAATCTACGATCAAGATTATGACTGTATAGATTTTAGAACTCCTGATTATCCAGATTGGTCCACAACTCAAAAATACATAAACGAAATGTTTTACGACTATATATAACTAACTATGAATAATATATTTTACCAAATTGCCGAACAAAAAATGGAAGTGGTTTCATTTTTATTAAATGAGATGCCAAAAGAAGACCTAAAAAGGATAATGGCTAGAGAACTACAAAAAATTAAGTTGATACCACTTGATATGTTTAGTGCTAGAGACGCTATCAGTAACATTATATATGCAGAAATTGGAAGAAAAACTATTAATTTTAATAGAACAATTGCATCATTAATGTCTTTGAATTTATCAAACGTAACCACTCGTTCTAAATTTAGATTTGATAACTATTATAGAAGATTCTACGTATCAAGAAATAGGGGATTTGATTTTGAAGGAATGATAGCAGGATTTTTAGATGGGGATATTTCTGAAAGTAAATCATCACCATTTGACGTAGACGCTAAAGGGAATAAAATATCACTTAAAACTTTAAATAACGAAACAGAATCTGTGGTTATTAAATCTATATCTACAAGTTTAAAAACTTATTACAACACATATAATGGTTCACCCGAAAATAAGGAGGAATTACTTAACATCTTCAATTCAGAAAACCCTATTAAAGAATTAGTTAATTCTGAAAACAACGATATGGTAAACATTGCTGAAGATGTTGTTAGATTATCGTTAGAAGGTATTGATTCACTTTTAATTGGTATACCAAAAGAAAATAATAGAGTTGATTTATATTACTTTACTAAAGAACGATTAGTTCAGTTAGCGACAACGAAAGGTGTTATTATGGCCCCTAAGACTAAAGGAGGTAAACAATTAAGACTTTCATCTAGTATATTATCTGAAGCTGATCTAACAGGTAGTGTCATATTTCCAAACCTGACTGATGCAGATTATGAGGCATTTTTAATTGGTGATGATACAACTAAGGCAACCGTAGATGTTTTAAATAAATTTGGTAGAAAGTACGGAGTTAATGGTTTAGGTGGTCAACTACCACAAGATATTGTTATGGATTTGGCAAAAAGTCAAGAATTTATAACTGATATGAGTTTTATACTTGGTAATGAAAAAAAATAATAAAAATAATTCATAAAAGTTTTGAATTATAGAAATAAGTTTTATATATTTGTATCAGTATTAATCACTTAAAAAATAAACAAAAGAAATTATGGCAACAAAATCAGGAAACAAAGGACGTTACATTTGCAAAGTTGGATTTTATGACATCTATGCTAAAGATAGTTTAAAACCAAAAAAAGAAAGTAAGTATAGTTTTGTGAAGGGCGAAGTGAAGTCTACGGTTTATAATATCGTACACGCTAAAAAATTAAAAGAAGGGAACTTTAAAACAAAAGACATGGCTATTACCAAAGCTATTGAACTATTGGGTAATAAAGTGGCACTCTACGGGTTAGTATAGACCCACTCTATATATATGAAAAGGTCAGGGATATCCCTGACTTTTTTTTTTGTTTAAACTATTTATAGTTTATGAGAATAATAATAACAGAATCACAATTTAATTTATTAATGGAGGGTACGCCATTGACTGATGATGAAGATTTTAGAAAAATTATTAAGTCTTACGAAAATGAAGTGACCAATTCATCAGGTAAACACTATGTTTTTGATGACAAAGACCCTAAAGACCCTAAAACATTTGTAAACGCATCAAGTAAAAAAAGAGGAGGCACTTTGACTATCGGTTGGGGACACACAGGACCTGAAGCTAAAATTGGAAATACTATAACAAAATCTAAGGCGGAACAATTATTAACGTCAGATATTCAAAAAGAAGAAAATAAAACTAAATCTCTTTTCCCAAAGTATGATAACTATCCGTTATACGTAAGAAAGGCTCTTGTAAATTCAGTTTATCGAGGTGAAGCAAAAAAAGGTTACAAGTGGGTTGAAGCAATTAACGCTGGTAATTGGCAAGATGCTGCAACAAAATACTTACAAGGTTGGGATATAGATTTTTCACAAGCAAAGAATCCAAAATATAAAGGTGGTGTTGCCGATAGAATGGTAACAAATCAAGAGGCTTTTAAAAGATATGGTAACGAATTAAAAACAAAAAAACCAGTTAATAACCCATTAGAAAAGGGTGCGGTATGGGGTAAAGAAAAATGTTTATCACAATTAATATCGGGATTAGATATGTATAAAATGAGTCAACATCCTGAGTGTAACCAATATTTTACCCCAAATAAAAAAATTAGTAAGGAAACAGATAAAACATTAAACTCTAAACCTATTAATTCTTATGATGTCTTTTATACGGTAAAACCAGGTGATAGTCTTTCTAAAATAGCGGCTAAATACGATAAAACGGTAACGGCTGAAACAATAAAAAAATTAAATAATTTGAAATCAGATAGTATAAAAGTTGGTCAAAAATTAAAAATAAAATGAAAATAATAATAACAGAATCACAATATCAAAACCTCACTGAAAAAAAACTTCGGGAGTTTTTATATGGTTTTTGGGATAATCAAAAAAAACATGGGGAAGAACCAAGTTTGGATTATATGTTATTTAGAGTTTTGGATATTAATAAAGAAACTCGTGAAGATTACGATACCATTAGACCAATTTGGTATGAATACAATGGAGGTTCTGAGGTGTTGTTTAAAAAACTTGAAGATGAAATTGATGCCAAGGAATATAAGTTAGTTGAGGGTGAATTTGATTTGGAAACAACAATGAAAGTTGTTCATCTTGATTTTGAAAGACCAATTCTTGAAATTATGGTTGATGTTGATCCTCGTGGAACTATGAGATTTCAAGGATGGAATGAAGATACGGATGAAGAATATACGGTGAACGACACAATAGATGCTGCTTACCATGAGGCGTTACTTAATTATGAAGGTTCTGATTTTGAAGGAATGATTAGAAGTTCAGTATATGATTTCTTTTATGGTTTATTAGAAAAATACGGAATCCCAATTGATGTGGATATTGACTTACAAGAGATATATGGAGCACCTTATGGTATAAATGAGAACACACAAAAACCTACCAGAAAATCTGACATTCTTATACAGATGTGGGATAAAGAAAAGGAGGAAAAAGGTTATGCTACATTTGATCCTGACGTATTAAAATATTTTGGTATTAGTACCCATAATAATAGAAAAGATATCGTAATGTACGAGGAATTTTTTAGTGACTACATTGGAGGAGAGGAAAAAATAAGGGAAATCATAAACCACATAGCAATTAATACTTTTCACACCAAAGATTTTCCTGAAAAAACTGTTGGTGGTTATGATTTTGAATGGAGAATATCTGATGTATACGTAAGAGATTTTGAAATATATTTATCCGCCCAAGTATCTGAAGGTGGAATGGTTTCTTTAATGAATGGTAAAACTGAAAGATTAGATGATGCTATTGCCGATAGTAATGTTGGGTGGGAAATTCAAAACGAAGTTGAAGGGGTAATTCAAGATTGTATGAATGATTTAACATACCCAAGAACTGCAATGTACGTTACCGTAAATTACGTGGAGATATGAAAATAATAATTACAGAGAGACAATATAAAATGTTATTTGAATCAAATAAAAATGAGTCGATGCAAAATCTTATTGACATGGCTTTTGATGGGGTAAAAGAAAAATGTGAGGGAGGTTCTTATATAAGGTCACACCACAATTACATATGTGACCCAATAGAAATGATTGAAGAAATAAAGGTGGTAGATGTATCAAAAACAACCTCTATGGGTTACCTTGAAAAAAAAGAATTATCTCAAATACATATTACCGTTGATATTCATCTTGAATCTATATATTTATTTTACGATTTAGATAATTTTATTTATCAGTTACAGGGGGAAGTAAGAGACATATTAGGGGGAAGTGTTGCGTCTATATCAATAGGAGAAGTAATCAATAAAAGAAAAGACTTTAACTGGTGATGAAAATAATAATAACAGAATCTCAAATAGCATTATTAAGAAGGATAAGTGAATTAGAACAAATTCTTGATACTTCTATTAAAGAATTAAATAAGGATATAATGAATAGTGGTCCAGGTAATAAACCTGATAATTTTGGTGTTTACGAAGGGTGGGTAACGAATAGAACTGAATGGAGTTTTGAAGATAATAATCCAGATATTAAATTTACAAAACACGATTTTTTAATGTTAATGTCGGGACAATTTAACAATAAAATTAGAAACGGTTTTAATAAAGTTAAAAAGAAAAGATGAAAATAATATTAACAGAATCTCAATATAAGAATCTTTTTGAATCCAAAGAAGAAAAGAAGTCAGACCTTTTATATAGTATGTGGATGGAGGGAATGTCAATAGATGACATTAAAGATTATACGGGAATGAGTAATCATCAAATTATTTCTTATCTTAAAAATAGAGAAATAAACATAGATTGTAAATTTGCTGAGGACTTAGTCCTAAAACTTATGTTTAACACTGATTTTATTAATAAAAATTATAATTTTAACAATGGTCAAATGTTTCTAAATTTAAGTTCGGGTGGTTTTAGTGGGACTATAGATTTTGAGTTTAATGATAAAGAATATAAGTTAACAGGTTTTGCAACACCTTATTGGGGTGGTGATTGTGAAACTCCTGTTGATGGTAGTTATTTTGAGGATAAAAAAACAGATGAATATGTTGATGAATACAGTAATTCAGATAAAAAAATAGAATACACTCCATCAAGTTTTAACTCAATACAGGAACTTATTGATTTTTTAAATAACGATTACCCTAAACAATTAATCAAACCAATAAAAGAATTAATTGAATATTATATTTAAAAGATAAGTTCAAAAAGTCGTAAATTATTTGACATTTATAAATTTGTAAATTATATTTTATTCACTATGAAAACATTCCGACAAGAATTAAGAAATTGGTTAAAAGAAAAAAAGGGTAATGAAACAAACCCTGACATTTTGTCATTAATTGAAGAAATTATAGATAAAACAAATTCATTAGAAAACCACGAAGAAAGTGCTATAAATAGAGCTTATCATTATGGTCATATGGATGCAGAAAAGAAGAAAAATCCAAAAAATAACTATTATAGAGAAGAACATAAAGTTAATAGTTTTTTTAGGAATCGTGTCGTTAAAATATAATAATTATGGAAATTTGAGCTGTATGGTGATATTTATATATAAACACCATAATGTTAGAAAAAGGTTACATATATATAATTAAAAACATTATTAACGGTAAACAATATGTTGGTTGCACAATAACATCATTAAAAAAAAGATTTGAAGAACACGCTTGGAGATGTTTAAAAACAGACATAAATACAAAATTTTGTAATTCTATAAGAAAGTATGGGGTTGAAAACTTTCAAATAGAGTTATTAGAAGAGTGTAATGCATCAAACATATACGAAAGAGAAAAACACCACATAAATGACCTTGACACATATAAAGAAGGTTTAAACTCAACACACGGAGGTGAAGGATGTTTAGGGTATAGACACTCTAAAGAAATTAGAGAAAAGATTTCTAAAAAATTAAAAGATGGTAGATCACATAAAGGTAAAACGTATGAGGACTTATATGGGGATAAGGCTAATGAAGAAAAAGAAAGACGAAAACTATCAGTTAAAAATGGTTGGGACAATATGTCCGAAGAAGAAAAAGAAAAAAGAATAAATAAAACAACACAAAATATTAGAAAACAATCAAAATATGGTGTTGAAATTATTAAGGAAATAAAAAAAGAATTTAAAGAAGGCGCATCTATTAGCGATGTAAATAAAAAATACCCAAAATTTAATAAACAATATTTATATAGTATAAAAAATAATAGAAGATGGAAGGACATAATAATTTAGAAATTACCGCAAAAGAATTAAAAGAAAAATTAAACAATGGTGAAAAAATTATTGTTGAATTTCATGGATTATGGTGCGGACCCTGTAAGATGATGATGCCAATATTTGAAAAAGTGGCCAAAAACAATCAAACTGAAATCCAAATGTATACTATGGACATAGATAAAAATAAGGATTACGTAACGTCTATTGGTATTAGAAGTATTCCTGCAATCAAATCGTTTAATGGGTCTGAAGTAACGAATACAAGTGTTGGTGTCGTTTCAGAACAAAGCATTAAAGAAATGGTTACGTTATTAGTTTAATAAAGTATTGTTTTATGTCTTAAGACATATTTATTTAATATGAAAAAAGTAATAAGACTTACTGAATCCGATTTAAAAAGAATTGTTAGACGAGTATTGAATGAAGATGTTGATCCTACAACACCAACGGGGGTTGCTAATTCAAGTGGTAAGTATATAACATTAGATAAAAATAGTTCTTTGGGTATTTTAGATGGTGGTGTTTATGACTTTTTTAATGTCGAAAGTGTTTTTAAAGATTATAACACAACTAAAAATATACCTGACGGGTCAAAATATTATTTAACCCTTGAAAAAACAATTAATGGGGTTAACGTTAATATTGACCATAATGCATATTTAACAATCGAAGATGGTAAATTAATTGATAACACATGGAAAGATTTATTTTATAAATTTAATAAAGTTTCATTTAATACTCCAAATGGTTTATCATCGGATGCAAATAACATCATCCAATCACTTTTAAATAATACCGTTTCTTGTTTTGAAATTGATAAAGAAGATGTGTCAAATAACATTGTGTTTGACCCTAAAACCGGAACCGTTATTATTGTTACGTTAATATTAAAATCAAAATGTGATAAAAAAATACCATATGTTCGGTTAGAATTAAATTCGTCCGATGGTATAACTGCCACCATAAATCAGGAAGATGTTACCGTAATATGGGATGGTAAAGATTTAAAGTTTGGGCAAAGTGATACGCCAAATGATGAGGTAATACCAAAACCAACACTAAATAATAATAATACAACACCAACAGGGGTTGTTGATTCATATAGTAATTTTGTGTTAGATGAAAACGTTTCTTTGGGTGTTTTAGGTGATGGTGAATATATTTTTTATGGAGAACCATTAGAAAATGATGGCAAAACAAAAAAAATACCTGATGGGTCAGGTTATTATTTATCACTTAAAAAAACACTTAATGGGTATAAGGTTAGTATTGGTAGTGGTGAGGCATTAACAATCAAGGACGGCATATTAAACGGAACTACATGGGGAAATTTATTTAGTAAAATTAATAATGTTTCGATGACTAACCCAAATGACTTATTATCAAATGAGGATGACATTTTCCAATCACTTTTAGATGGTACCGTGCCTAGTTTTGAAATTGATAAAGAAAAAGAACATAAGATTAAATATGACGTTAAAACAGGAACCGTTAATGTCTTTATTTTATATTTAAAATCAAAATTTAATAAAAAAATAACAAGCGTTCGTTTAACGTTAGATAAGTTTGATAAGGTAAATGCGTTGGTAAATGGTAAAATGGTAAATACAATATGGGATGGTAATGATTTAAAGTTTAAAAAAAGTAAAAATCAAGAATTAATAATAAAAGTTAACGAAAACGTTAGAAAGACGTTAAAAACTTACTTTTATGGTTAAAGTTTATTTAAAAATGTTTGGAAGTTTGTAACCAATTACATATCTTTGTATTCTAATTAAAAACTAAACGACATATGATAACACTTGACCAATTAAAATCACAAACACCTTCTGTATTTGCAACGTCACCATCTACAAAGATGTCAGACAAATACGTATTTGTCCCACCTATTGATATCCTTGAAAACTTCGAACGTGAAGGATGGGAATTAGCATCAGCAAAACAAGTGGGTAAAGGTATTCACTCAGTACACGAACTACGATTACGTAATGGCGAACTACCAAAAGTTGGAGACACATTGGTTGAAGCTATCATACGTAATTCACATAACGGAATGGCGTCCTTCCGAGTAAGTGCAGGATTACACAGATTGGTCTGCTCAAACGGACTAACAGTACCAACAGCACTTGCAGAATCATTCAATATACGACACTCACGTTTTGATTTAGATGAGGTAAAACGACTTACAGAGTCATTTGCTGGAAAACTACCTAAAATTGAGGGTTCGGTTAAAAGAATGATGGAACGTGAGATGACAATTGACGAGAAGATTGAATTTGTTCGTAAGTCAGTTGGAATCCGATTCGGACAAGACAAAGTGTTAAATGAGTTACAGATTGTTGGGTTATTAACACCAAACAGAGATGAGGATCAAGGTGACGACTTGTGGACAACCTTCAATGTGGTACAAGAGAAATACATTAGAGGTGGTATTGAAACAACATCACAACGTGGACGTAGAACTAAACTACGAGGTCTTGAAAACATTATGGCTGTGAACCAAGTGAATACAAAACTTTGGACATTGGCTGAGGAAATGTTATAAAAAATTAAAATCCTCACAAAAAAGTGGGGATTTTTTTTGCAATTACCGTTTTATTACTATCTTTGTAAGGTAATCAATAAAACACATATCTATGTCCACTATCACTCAAGTACAAAACTACCAAGGATCTAACACTTTCGTTATTAAGATGAATGATGTAATCAAAAAATACGGCACACTAACACCAAAACAAGTAGCCGCTGTAGAAAAAATCTTATCAGTTGTTGTCGAAGCAAAACAAGTTGAATTGTCTGACGGCATGAAAAAAATTCAATCATACGATGGTCCAAACGACTTCGTTAACGATATCAAATCTAAACTTGAGAAGTTTGGTAAATTGTCTGATAAACAAGTATCGGCAGCATTGGGTCAAATCCAAAAAGAGGAGACTAAAAATGCGACTCGTAAAATGAATCTTGTTTTGGACGGTGACACTATTATCGTAGGACGTAGCATTGGTCAAAAGATGAAAGAAACTTATGGACTTAAATTCAACCCAACACTTTTGGACCTCACTAAAGTGTTGGCCATTTCACCTAAAGCTGTAAAATTGGTAGGTAAAATGACAATCAAACGTGGTGATGTTTGTGTATGTTGTGGTAGAACTTTGACTGATGAGTTCTCTATGTTGACTAAAATGGGTAAGACTTGTGCTGGTCACATGGGTGTTGAATACATCACTAACAGTTCAGAAACTGAGCGTTTCCGTAACGAATACCTCAAAAGAGTTGAAGAAATTGGTGAAATGGAGTTTTGGGTTCCTAAACGACAAATCAAAATGTGGGAAGGAAACGGGGACTTACTTCTGAAAATGTTCTAAGACAAAGGGGGGGAGAAAGTCTCCCTTTTTTTATTTTATATTATAATTTTCTCATATTGTAATGATATCAAAACGCTCTTTACCTCATAAATAAAATAGGTGATATTTATTATTATGAAAACTATTTTACAAGAAGAATTAAATAGACTTAGACAATTAATGTTGTCTGAAGAGATGGTTCAAAGTGACGGATATAAAAAACTAAAACAAACCATCGATATTTTAAAAAAGAAAGACAAAGTTCTTTTATTGTCTTGTTCAAATAGGTATCAGTTTGACCCAAAGAATATAGATATTCCAAAATCAAGGTTATTGGCTTTACACATACAAGAAGAGTTAGGTGACAAAGCAACGTTCATAGATATTACTGAACTCAAAATATTACCTTGTGAAGGTAATGTATCAAGAAAAGATGGAAACTCTTGTGGATTACTAAAGGCAACACTTAAAGATAAGAAAAAGAACCCTACAGGTAACCACAGATGTTGGGTAAACATTAATGAACCATCAGACGAACTATGGAAAGTTAGTAGAGAATTATTTGAATCGGACGCTGTGTTATTCTTTTCATCAATAAGATGGGGACAGGCAAATATGTATTACCAAAACTTAATGGAAAGACTTACATGGATTCAAAACCGACACTCAACGCTAGGTGAATCTAATTTAATCAAAGATATTGAATCGGGGTTTATTTGTGTTGGTCAAAACTGGAATGGTGAAAACGTTACTGAAACACAAAAAGAAAGTCATGAATATTATGGGTTTAAACCTAATGATAAACTTTATTGGAATTGGCAATACACTAAAAATATGAATGACGAAAGTAAAAAATCGTATAAGGATTCGCACAATAAGTTTATTAAAGATATGAAATTATAATACTCGTCACATATTCTTTAATACCATCTCCAAACTATAGATAGATTCTTTATCTTGTTTAGACTTAATTGATTTATTTTTAAGGTAGTTTAATGACGCAATTATCTCTTGTTTTTTATCAGAGACTCTTGGTGTTTCAACCACAGATGGTTTTACGTATTCAAATATTTGCATATTTGTTGTTTTCTCTGGATGATATATCATTTGATATATTTTGGCCGCTGTCATAGGGTCCTTAGTGGTTCGATAGATAAAGTAATATGCTAAGAATTTTTTCATAACATAAAGATACGATAAACTATTGATGACGCAAAATAATTAAGCGATATTTATAACTATGAAAGATTTAATTAGAAAAGTATTAAAAGAATATGTTGGTTTAAATCCTAATATATTAGAGGATAACGAAAAGAAAAAAGGGGCTAATATTAAACCTGACCCGACTAAAGACCTTAAAGGTTCACTATGGTTAGACCCATCAAAAGGATTTTCATCAGATGAAGTAATAAAAGGAAGTTATAGTGCTGCTGGTAAATCAGGAGTTTACGACGCATTACATTCATTTCACAGAAGACGGTCCGATGGGTTTGGTGGTAGAATTAATACGATAGTACAAAATGGTATTAAAGATTATAAATTTAAAAATAAAAATGTTAAGGCCGTTGATATTAAAGACATGTATGTGTTTATTGACCCAAATACTTTAACGGTAAATTGGGAAGTTACTATTGGTCCTAGTACTGATGGATATACTTACGAGCAATTCGATAGTAGAGGAAGTGCTGGTGGAGGTGAGTCTGCGGTTAATGGACAATTACAATCCATGCACTCAGGCAATTCAGGGGAGCCTAAAATGGTTTATTATTTTAATAAAACCATACCTAAATGTTTTAATGATAATGGGACTAAGAAGACAGGTGGATGTAAGGGCACAATAAACATACAACAGAAATTCTACAAATACGGTAAGCCAGTAAAATGAAAGAAATAATTAGAAAAGTATTAAAAGAAGATACTTCAGATCTTAAAGAAAAGTTTATTAGATCTGCTCAAAAAATTGCGTGGATATTACAAAGTAATGTAGATTCAAGTTTAATAACAAATATAGAAACTGCGAATATTAATTATATTAGCAGAAGTAACGAAATTGAGGGTGAATTATTAATAACATCTTGGTGTGAAGACCCTGACCTTTTTTCGTTTACCGACCAACTAAAAACAGTCGATAAAGAATTGAATAAAATTTTACTTAATTATTCATTTACAAGTAATGGGTCTTTTGGGGAAAAGAAAGGTAAACATAATAACTTGATGTTTTGGTTTATTGGTTGTGAATGGAGTGCGGGAGGTGACTATTCAATGAATATGAAATACCAATTTGTACAAGAAGAATATGATGATGGAGAATAGAAATTTAATTAGACATATATTAAAAGAAGAGGTTAATAAGAAATACTCAAAGCCAACACCAAGTGTGGATAAACTTATCTATAGGTGGTTAAACGACTATGTTGATGGCGCACAAATGTATCATGACAAATCTTGGGAAACAAGACATGATTTTGAATGGTGTAACGACGGAAAAGAAATAATGAGTGTTATATTATTCTTCCATGATGATGAAAATGTTTTTGATGATAAAAGAAAAACGGAAG